TAGAAGCATAAGTTGCTATACCTGCTGATGTTGCAAAGGTTGCTATACCGGCATTAGAAGCATAAGTTGCTATACCTGCTGATGTCGCATAAGTTGCTATTCCGGCATTAGAAGCATAAGTTGCTATACCTGCTGATGTTGCAAAGGTTGCTATACCGGCATTAGAAGCATAAGTTGCTATACCTGCTGATGTCGCATAAGTTGCTATTCCGGCATTAGAAGCATAAGTTGCTATGCCAGATGTACTAGAAGAAACCTCTGAAAATATAAATTTTTGAATAGAATGGTCATATTTAAGAAATTTTTGATCATAAGAACTAGAATTAGTAGAAATACCAACAATATCATCAAGATACTTTAATCTAGTTTCTCCACCACCACCTATTGTGGACATTTGTTGTTGAATACGATTAAGGAATAATCGATAATGTTGCTGAAGTTGTTCTAAAGTTACAAAATTTTTATCTAATGGTGTAAGAGGATCTGAGTTATTTGTATCTGGTGGTTCATTAAGAAGACCTTGATTAATAGCCTCCCTTATAATAACTTCAGGTTCTATCTTAGAATATGTCTCTCTAATAAAATCAATCTTTTTTTCCAGTCTTACAATGTTGTTTTTAAGATTATTGGATGTTAATTTTTCAGTTTCACTAAAAACTCCATCTTTAAAATACTTATTAACGCTATTAATATGATGTTCGTTAATTATAACATCTGCTCTGATGTTTGAAAGTTCTTTTGAATATTCTTCTAAATTATTAGAAAGTAATCCTACAATATTATAAACTTCTTCTTTAACATCGTTAATAGTATTACTTACAATATCCTTTAATTCATTAAAATTTTTAATATCTCTTTTATTCGATTTTTTAAAATCATTTTGAAGATTTTCAAAGTTCTCTTGAATATTGTTGATTTGGGAAGAAAATAATTCTTCAAGATCAGATTGAATAACCTTTTGAGAAAGTTCTTGTTGTAATTGTATTATTTGGTCTGAAAGATTTTCTACCTTTACCAATTCATCATGAAGAGAATTATTCTTCTCAACAATTTTAATGTTTAAATCTTCAGGTTTTTTACCAAAAATATCTGATGGTTTTTTAAGTGTCACTTATGATATTAAATATTTTTTAATTTTATAATATTATTTATCATAGCATATACATACTCAAAATGAATTAACATAAATACCCATCTTTGAGTTTTTCTAAATACTTAAAATGCTTCCCACCTATGTCAAGGGATTTCAACACCCCTCAGAGAGAGGACTGGAATGGACCCATACATAAGATACTAAAAGCAGTTGATAATCATACAAATCTATACTTAAAAACCGGAGATATCTGGCATGAAGAACAAGCAGAATATCTCCGGAAGTATGTTAATAGATTAAAAACTTGGATACACAAAGAAGAAAAGAAAGAAATCTAGGAATTCCAGAGTTTTCCTTCTGCCTTTCTTCTTCGTGCCAGACCTGCCTCTACATTTGAACCAGGATTACGATAAAGATAAAGAGCATCAGGAACCTTAGACCACTCTTTATTTTTAAGAACTCTTGTGATTGTATCAAATCCTTCTGAGTTGTAAAAATTGGAACCTAGGTTATAAGAAAAACTAAGAAGTGCAGCACGTTTTCCATCAGACATCTCACTCCAATAAGGTATTTTTGAAAGTGTAGGAATAAACTCATTTTTAATTTGATTTATCAAAAGATCATCAGCAACTTTTTGTGTTATCTTTTGACCAAGTTTAAATGGTTTTCCATTCAAATCTCTGGTGCTTCCCCAACCAATATTAATTGGAAGATTGCCTGATAGAGGATCTGGATATGCCTCTAAATGGCAACCTTCAAACTCTTTGACTAACTCTACTCCTTTTGCAGGTACATCATACTTGCTTCCAGAAGGAGTAGAGTTTTCTACTTTTTTTACATCAAAGATTCTTCCCCATCCGTCATTTCCAGCAGGACACCAGCGAGAAGATAAATCGGATCTCTTATAGATAGCACCTTTGCCATTATAAACATCACCTGTGTAACCATCATTGAGTGACCCATAAGGATCGTTTACAACATAGTCACCTGAGGGAGTCTTACCAATCACTACAACCATGTGGCCGCCCGTAGGATAAGACAAAGAACCACGATGTAGGATGCCAATAACAACAGGTTTGCCAGCACTAAGACTTTTATCAAGATCAACAAAAGAAAGATTATAACTAAAATTTGACTGAATTCCATAATTTGCGAGAACTTGTGTCTGCACAGAATGATCAGTTGTATCGCCGATGGCAAATACTTTTTGAATATAGGCATCATCTCCTTGTGCTCCTTTAAGAGTTCCGGGTTTGAAATACTCAAGACACATCGCACAAGCAGAGGAATTACAAGTGCGTTCTGCATTTGTATAGTTATCTGTCTGTGGATAATAAGGAACTTCTAAACGAATATCAGATTTAGGTTTTTCAATTTTGGTTCTATAAATACGAACCCAGTTTGAATCATCATTTAGTAATACTGAATCGTTTAGATCCTTTTCGAGTTGCTCAATAGCAGCAACGTGTTTTGGATTCTTCTCATCGTAATACTTAAAGAAGTTATGTAAATCAATTTTCATCTTCGTCTCCTATGTATTCTAGTGAAAAAACATCATGATCTTCAATATTTGGGTCCATCCATTCATTAAACTCTGAACGAATTGCCTCTGCATCTGCATTATTCAAATTTTTATTCAAAATATTTATACGATTTACTGCCCAGTCGTGAGAGGTTCTTAAGGTTTGTTCTAGAGTCGTCATAGAGTGAATTTTGTTCTCTTCCATTATAGCAGGTTTTAAAATTTGGTTGTGGATCTATATATTTTATATAGAATTTAAAAATGTCCTGGAAATATAACGGAGAGGATTTTATTCAAGTTCCAAATAAGATGGAAGGATTTGTGTATATCATCACAAATTTAACAAACAATAAAAAATATATCGGTAAAAAACATTTCTGGACAAGACAAAAGGACAGAAAGACTGGTAGAAGAAAAACTCAAGAAAGTGATTGGAGAAATTATTTTGGGTCTTGTGACGAACTTAAAGAAGATGTTAAGTTATTAGGCCCAGATAAGTTCTTAAGAGAAATATTATATCTTTGTCCTCATAAGAAATCTATGAGTTATTATGAAACCTATGAACAGTTTCATCGTAATGTTTTATTCAGTAATGATTATTACAATACAAATATTGGTGGAACCTTTTATATGAGTGAGTCTGAAAGAATTTACGGGTTGGTCCTTAAGAGCTCTGAGTATTATTGATATAACTTATCTTCAAAAGCAACAAACCTATTCTATAGAGATTTTGAAGTCTTGTCAAGGGGTCTTGATAAATAACTTCATAAAGTCTTATTCCTTAAATGTCAGTATATGTAAGAAATCTTGTTATCAATACTAGTGCGGATTTTAGTGAGAATTTTGAACTATCACAATCCACAGGAGATCCAATAAATTTAACAGGATTTATAGGGACATGTCATATGAGAAAAAATCCAGAGAGTTCTTCTCATATTGGATTTGGAGTTTCATTTACAGATAGATCTAATGGAAAAATTAAAATATCAATGGCAAGCACCATTTCTTCAACTCTAAAACCAGGAAGATATGTTTATGATCTGATGCTTACAGACCAAAATTTTAAAAAATCTGTTGCGTTCGAAGGTACAGTTTTGGTGAGAGTCGGTATCTCCACAGGGTGCTTCTAATAAATATTTCTAAAAACAATGGCAATTACATATACTGCAAATTTAGTCATTTATACTGGGACAGATTTCGAGCAAACTTTTGTACTTGAGGATGATTTAACAGATTTACCTTTGAACTTGACAGGATATTCTGGATGTGCTCAACTGAAAAGATATGAGTCCTCATCTAAAACTGTAGATTTTGTTGTTGGATTTGAAAATAATAGAACTACAGGTAGAGTTATTGTTTCAATTGCGGCAACCGTAAGTGCCACAATCAAACCAGGAAAGTATTTTTATGATATATTACTCAACAGTCCAACCGGAACCACAACAAGAGTTGTGGAAGGAACCGTATTAGTTAAGAAATCTGTTACTCGATAATATACTGTCCAATAATGCTTCCAATGGTTTCTTCATCCATCTCCATCATTACATAATGTGCTTCTTCTATGGTATCTGTGTGCCCCTGTGAGAGCAGATACTCAAGCACCAGATCATAAGCATCATAACCTTCACTTGTGGTTTCTGTGGAGGTTTTTTTCTTTTCTGGTGTAGTGGTTTTTGTGAATTCTGTGGGTGTTTTTATGCCTGTTTTATCAACATCAAATTTTCCACCTAAAGCAAATCCAGGAATATCCATTTTAACTGGATTGGATGTTTTTCCTGCATATACACCAGCCTTAATTGCTTCTTCTTCGGATCCACCTGTTGCTCTTTTTTCTTGTGCGGCAGCAAGTTCTGGTAATTTAGGTGTTCTTCTTTCATATTCAGTTCCACCGGGAGTTTTTCCAATAGTAGGGGATTTTGGTGATGGTTGTTTTGCTGCTGGTTCTTTCTGACTATTTCCTGGAGTTGCTGTATTTCCTTGAGTTGATGTATTTCCGGGTGTAGATGTATTTCCAGGAGCAACCGGTTTAGGAGTTGGTTTTACACCTGTTCTAGAATTTTTTGCTGCTTGGGCATCATTAAAATTGCCATAAGTTTTTCCATCAGATGAAGAAAAATACTTGCCTTTTGATTTTGCATAATTTTGATTATTTTTAAGAGAAGGTGGTTTTAATGGTGCTGGTGGTAATGTTTTTGCCGACCCCTTCTTACTCTTATCACCAGTAAGACCGGCAGCATCAGTTGCCATTTGAATTGCCGTAGGTGCTAAACCAGCAACAAGACCGACACCAGGAATTGCCGAAAGACCAGCACCAATTCCACTTAAAGCGGCTCCGCCGTAATCTCCCTTTTTCGCTCTATCAACTGCGTCCATACCATAAGCAGCAACACCAAGACCTGGAAGAACTCTGCTACCAACTTTACCTAGTAGTTTTCCTGCTCCACTTTTTGCAAACTTTTGTGCTGTTTGAGCGCCAGGAAGCTTCCCTAATTGAGTTTTAGCAAAATCACTTGCTTTTTGAAGAATGTTTGGGGTTTTAGATGCTGCTGGTGTAATTGGAGTAGCAAGAGAACCTTGCTTCCATTGTGCTAGTCTATCTGCTCTTATATTTTTTATGTTTTGTGCTCTCTTAACAACTTCTGCCGATTTTTGTGCCCCAGAAGCAAAATTCTTAACAGCATTAATTCCGCTACCAATAAAAGATTTAATAATACCTGTTTTTTCATATAAAAGTTCAAACTGCTCTTCGATATAAGCACCAGAAACGGCAACACTTTCAATAATAAGATTGCCTTCTGAAAAATTAAGGTAATCTTTAATAATTGTATTAGTCGTTGCTTCTGTAAAATATGAGATTACATCATCTACATCGTATCCCTGAGAGAACAGCACATATGCCGCATTCTCAATCATATCAATACCAATTTGTTCTACTAATTTATTTTCTTCGTCAAGTTGTGCTCTCAATTCGGGAGAATGGACTGCTTGATATGCTTCTAGCATACCACGAGTTTGAATAGTTGTAATTGCAGACATTTTTTTACTTTTTAGTTATTTATAAAAAAAGAGGGTCTTTAGAACCCTCTGTGTATTTTAGTTTTGGAAAGTGGTCTTATTTATTCTCTTCTTCATTATTCTTTTTTTTCTTTGTTCTATATCCACCTGCTCTCGTTTGATGTGCTCTTAATCCTCCCTGAGTGTGTGCCGATATTTCATTATCTCTAACAGTTCTTGATGCCTCAGGGCCTCCAGGACGTCCATGTTTTCTTAAATCAGTTTGATACTCTTCACCATCTAGTATAGATTTTTTAGTTGCATTTCGGGGATCTTGTCCAGATTTTATTGCGGCTTGAATTGCCTTATTTTTTCTTCCTCTACCAAGGGAGGATGATTTTGTAGTGTCTAGTCTTCTATCAGCAAATCGTGATGGGGATGGCTCAGTCATATAGATGGCACCAAGTCGATCCTGTGCCATACTCATTTTTTCATTTGGAGTTCTACCTGATGGGAGTTTTTCATCAGGATCATATTTTCTTTCGGCAAGAAGCATAAATTCGTTGAATGATATCATTTGAAAATCATCTATCTGGAGTGTGAGTTGATGCAACATCCATCATCTTTATTCCTCTTTTAGTTCTTTTTTTGCTTGCGGGATCATTTTTTCCTGCAGAAGATCCCATAAGTCCTCCTGCTTTTTTTACCACTTTATTCATAGGAAACTCTTGATATGCTTCAATAATACTCTGTGACCACTCTTGACTCATATTTCCCATAATAGCAAGTGCCGCTTCTTGTGTATCAGCATAACCTTCATTAATCAGGTGTGAAAGAACCAAATCATAGGCATCATAATTTTCCTGTCTATCATTATCAGCATCTAGTCTTGTTCTAATAGTATTATATCCAGATTGCCCTGGTTTTACCTTAGCGGCAAGTGTTGGATTTGCTCTTGCCCACTGGTCCATAGGATCTCCGCCCATTTTCTTTTCTGGGGTTACAGTTTTGGCGACATCTGGTTTGGGAGAAGGAGCAGTTGCGGCAGGACTAGAAGAAGGAGCAGTTGTGGTAGGACTGGAAGAATTCGCAGGAGCGGCAGGTCTTGCTGGAGTAGGAGTATCGGTTTTTCTATTACGAGACCTATTTGCTGCGAGAGCATCGTTATAATTTGCATACATCTTACCGTCAGATGTAGATTTATATTTGGACTGGTTTTGGTTCTGAGTTTTGGGGTCTTGATATCTACCATATCCCGCAGTATTTTGAAAAGTTTTTACTGGTGGTGGCAGCATAGCTTTTCTATAATCAGCAACATCTTTGGATCTTCTTTGTGCTTTTAGTGCGGCAGCAGCAGCATCGCTTTTAACCTGTCCATCTTGTGCAGCTTGTTGTGCAGATTTTACATTAGCAGCATCATAAGGTCCTTCACTCAAATAAGACTCATACATCTCTTCCCAGGTATAATCACTCAAATCATATCCTTCTTCTAAAAGTGAATGAACCCAGTTCTCGACTCCTTCCCATACCTGTTCTTCGGTGAGTTCTTGAGGAGCATATACTGCCTGATATGCTTCCATCAAACCAAAAGCTTCCTTTCCAGTAAGTCTAGACATTTTTTTATAAGTTCTTTATAGTTTTATTTATATAAAATCACGATTTACAACTACATCACTCAACCAATCATAACAACCAAAGATAAAATCATCATATTCGGCAGCATCTCTGTAGCACTTTAAAATATCTTCTTCACACCACTCATCATAATTTCCATCATCGATAAGTAGTTTTGAGGTCATTTTATAATGTTACTCCCAGGCTTTAGTATTATATATTCGTATCCATCATACAAAATACCAGAGTAATATTCTGTAGTATCCAAAACAGAAAATATATTATATTCTCTTCCATCCTCAAATGGTGTTATATCTATCAAATCACCATAAGTATTTTTCCAAATACTATGATATATCGCACATCCATAAGTTTCATCATCAGCATCTGTAATTAAATAATATCCACTTATTTTTTCTCCACCATAAGTATTTACATAATGATTTACATTATTGTGGCAGTTTGCATCGGCACATAGAGGTTTAGATACTACAGGAATTTTTAATAAAGTAGAAGAGAATTCGCAATACTCTTGAAGTTTTATTACACATTCATCTTCTGGTATAGAAACTCTAAATTTTCTCTTCGATACTCCATCCATTTTTTCTTGGTCCTTTTCTATTATATTTGATTGCGGCAGACATAGTTGCATATGAAATATTTTGAAATTTACAGAATTTTTCTAATCCTCCAACAATGATATATTCTTTATTTTCTGGAGAAATAATTTTCCAAGTTTTTGATGATGGTGCTTTAAAACCTGCTGCAAATCTTTCTTTTGCTTTTTCGCTTATTTTTCTTTTTCTCTCTTCGCTACAAGGAACACCATAACTTGGATTATTTTTACCAGCAACTTTTTCGCTTATTTTTCTTTTTGCTTCTTCTGTATGGGTTCTACCACCAAATCCTTTTGTTTTTTGTCCACCAGTTTTTCCTTCACCCCCAAGATTTTGGTTTAATAAAACTCCACCATCACACTCTCTTTTCCAAAGTGCTATGTGTTTTATTTCCAACTCTACTGCTTTTTCTTTAGATAATCCAGATTGTACAATCCACCTTCTTTCTCTTGGTGGTAAAATTTCAGCACCATTTCTTCTAGAGTGTCTAGAATTAATTCTTCTTGGTCTTCCATATCCAACATAAAATGGAGAACTAAAGTCCTCTCTCAGGTAATAGTAAAGAATGTAGTTATTCATTTTGAGACTGAAGTTGTTCACTATTATTTATATAATATACAACTTCAGTCTCAAAAATCAATTAAAGTTTAAACCCCGAGAAACTATTGTTTTTCATATCCTGTTTAATACCACCTACCAAATAACTAGAAATTTGAGTTTGCTGTGGTGCCACTTGAAGACCTTTAGAGTTCAACCAGTGCTCAGTCCAAGGTAATGGATTATTTTTGGCAGGAATATCATAAAGAGGTCTAAGACCAATTCCTTTTAATCTACGATTAGCAACCCATTCTACATACTGGTGCAATAATTTATCATTCAAACCAATCATAGAACCGTCTTTAAATAGGTATTCTGCCCACTGCTTTTCTTGATTGACGGCACTCTCAAAGGTTCTATAAACCCACTGTTCCTCTTCTTGAGAGATCTTCTTCATATCAGGATCATCACCTTCCTTCCACTTGTTTAAAATGTTCTGGGTAATGACTAAATGCTGACTTTCATCACGGGCAATCAGTCCGATGATTTTTGCACTTCCTTCCATAAGTTTGAGTTCGCCAAATGCAAAACTGCAAGCGAAACTGACATAAAAGCGAATACCTTCAAGAATATTAACGTTTGCAACTGCTCTGAACAATTTACGTTTGAGTTCATATCTTTCTTCCTGTGCATGAGGGACTTGTTCTTGGGCGTGTTTCCAAAGATCAGAGTTTCCATAATTTTGGGCACTATTAATAAAGTCATTATATGCTTCAGTTACACTATGAGCGCGTTCTAAAATACGATCATCAGAAAGAATAGTGTCAAAAACTTCAGAAGGATTTGAATAAATGTTCTTGATAATATATGTATATGACCTAGAATGAATCATTTCCATAAACTCCCAGACCTTCATACAACCCTCCAATTCTGGTAGGGAACAATACGGAGCAAATGCCATACCAGGACCTCTTCCCTGAACAGAATCCAGCATAATCTGATATTTCAGATTGCTACTAAAAATGTGTTTTTGTTCTGGGCGTAAAGTCTGATAATCTCCACGATCTTTTTGTAAGGAAATCTCTTCTGGTCTCCAAAAATAACTTAACTGTTGCTGAGTCAATTTTTCAAAAACTTGATACTTATAAGTATCATAACGTTGAATTCCTAATGGTTGACCAAAAAACATTGGTTGCCTTTTAGTATCGACTTCTTGAGAGTTAAAAACGGTCATTGAAGAGACCATATTTTTTTCCTCTGAGGTTTTTTTGAAATTAAATTTCATAATATTTTTAAACAAATTAACTCATACATTTATATTTAACAAAATTAGATGGTGCAACTTTCACAAGAATTTTCATCAGAATTGATAATATTATCAAGAAAAGATTCTAAGTTTTGTTTTGATTCTTCCACTACTTCATCTGTTTTTCCATCATAAGTATTTTGATAATAACTTGTTTTCCAACCCAATTTATATGTGGTGAGAAAATCATTTGCCATTACCGAAACTGGAACTTCATTGTCAGGATAATTCTCTGGGTTATAAGACCAATTCCCAGAAATTGCCTGATCAAAGAACTTTTGCATCACGGCAACAAGATTAATATACCCAGTATTGGATTTCATATCCCAAAGCAATGTATAATTATTTTTGAGTGTTGCATATTGTGGAACAATTTGTTTGAGTGGTCCCTTTTTAGAGTTTTTAATCGACAAATATCCACGAGGAGGTTCAATTCCATTTGTTGCATTAGATACAACTGAACTTGATTCACTTGGCATTTGTGAAGATAGAGTAGAGTGCCTAAGACCATATTGTCCAATCAAATCACGAAGTTTATCCCAATCGTGTTGAAGTGTAACATTAGAAATCTCATCCACATCTTTCTTATAAGTATCAATCGGGAGTAGACCCTGAGAATACGTAGTACGATTATAATATTCACAGGCACCTTTTTCTTGAGCAATCTTATTTGATGCCTTGAGAAGAAAATATTGAAATGACTCTGAAAGTCCGTGAACTGCATCCCAAGCTTCTTGAGAGTCATATTTGAACCCTAGTTTGGCAAGATAATGTGCCAGACCAATATAACCTACACCAAGAGATCTACGTGCCTTTGTAGAACGTTCTGCGGCAGCCACGGGATACTCCTGATAGTCTATCAGTTCCTCCAAAGCACGGACAGAAAGTTCACACATTTCTTCAAATTCTTCATCGTCTTTGACTTTTCCTACATTAATCGCAGAAAGAATACATAAAGCAATTTCACCATCGCCATCAATGTGCCCAATCGGGGTTGTTGGCAAACAAATTTCAACACAAAGATTACTCATATTTACCTTATCAATAAAGGAACTATGAGTATTACAGTGATCTATATTCATAATATAGATTCTTCCGGTTTCTGCTCTTTCTTTGAGAAGATCAAGAATAAGTTTTTGTGCCTTTATTGTTTTCTTCGGAACATTAGGGTTATTTTCGTATCCAACATAGAGACAATCAAACTCAATTGTTCCGAAAGAATCATATAGTCCAGGTACATCATGTGGGGAGAAAAGCGTAATCTCACCATCTTGAATAAATCTTTCATAAAATATTCTACTAATCTGAATTGCATAATCCAACTTACGAACACGATTGTCTTCTGTTCCTTTGTTATTTTTGAGAACTAATA